GCTAGTTTGTATAGGTCATAATCATCGTTCATGTCTATAACTTCTTTAACATGGTTCCCTTTATGCACGGTGCTGGCCTCCTTGGTGTTTGCTGGCTCGTACCAAAAGTCTTTGTTCTCAATCACTCCGTCAAACCTGTTCCAAAAATCAGTAGCGCCTTCGATTATCTCATCGCACATCTTCTGGTCTTTGTGGTAGACGAAGTATTGTAAGTCATAGCCATTGCATAGCCTGGCCACTATACCCCAATCCGTATCGCTACAAATCATCTGCGCTTGTAGCTGATATTCATACTGAGGGTACAGCGGGTCAGATGGCGAGCCTGAATAGTTTTTGATTTCTACCGGACCAAGCCCCGCTAAAGAAAAGGCCTTGCCATTTTGGTCGGTGATTTCAAGAGGAGTACCCTCAATCGAGAGCATCCTGTCCAAGCTCGCCCCAAGATGTCCGTTTGGCAATTCATGTACGAACGCCTGGTCGTGCTGAATCATACCTAACTCCGCGGAGGATATACGTTTCATCTCGTCCATAAACATCTCGGCTATTGCGCCTTCAAGCGCCCTACCAGCTATTACTTTTTTATTATTGAAGAGGCTATCAGGTTCTATAACATCGTTATATTCTTTGACTGCATCTTGCAATATCTCGTTTGGTGTTTTGAAACCATGGCCAAGTACGATACTTCCTACCTGGCTGGCCCCAAGCTCACGTCTTTTGTAGGACGTGAGCCTTCCTGTGTCTTGTTTATTCTGGTTCATTGCATGTCCCATCCCCAAGAAATAGTTTGTCAACCGCATCAAGTCTTCTGTTCTTTTCCTCAACAGACAAGGTATCCCAATATGCAACCGGGATTGCTCCTGGCTGAGTTAAGTAGAATCTATACCTTTGGTCAGCGGTTCTGTGTTTATCTTCGTCTGTCTCGTCGCCGTCTGCCATCATGGAAAATAACCTAGACACGGTTGCTGTTAGTTTCATATTATCATTACTCATTTTGTTTCTCCTGCTTTGTTCAAGTCTTCAATTTTATTTCCAAATTTATGTTCACTAAGTCTATCCATCAAATCTACCTTGATGCGAGATTTGAACTTGATTAGCACTCTGTTCAAGTCATCGTGAAGCTCATCTTTGATTTCCTCAAACACTTCATCGACTATCTGATTTGACAATTTCAATTCTGCCAAGTCTTTATCTGACTTCATTTTTTTTCTCCTTTTCTTTTGTTTCTATTTCTTTTTTTAATTTAGCCATCTTTTCATAAGCTGAAACGACATCCTTGGGAGCCTGATTTTTGCCGCCCCAAGACCTTATCATCGGGTCGAGACAACTATGTATCCCCACTATTTCGCCGTATGTCATGTCAAGATTAGTTTCAATATCGTAAATGTTTGCCATTATATTGCCCTCGCTAGTAGATTTTTTACTGTTGTTGGGTACCATGTCTTATCATTCCATGTCTTCACGCCGCGCTGGTTAAGAGCGTCAGCAATGCCACGGTAAGTCTTGATACCCGCGTCTTTGATACCCTGGACGATACAGAGCATGTCTTGTGCAAATGTATCTGCATTTGATATCTGCTGTATACGGCCCTTCAACCCCGCTTTATCCAGGTTTGTAGGGTTTCCTAGTGTCTTTGTATTCTCAGCCTTAATACGGGCCAATGCGGCCTTTGTACGCTCTGATATAAGCAGCCTTTCCATACGGTTATAAGCTATCTCAAACCCCATCTGCTTCTGGTCAAGATGCGGACGGTCAAGAATATCTATCTGCATGGATTCGTTATCCTCTAGGAATTGACCAACCTCATAGGTACGGCCAATCCTACTAGAAGAGAATACTACAAATGGTACTTTCAAAGCCTTAGCTGTCTTGATTGCATCCAACAATACAGGTCTGTTTCTAAACTTAATCTTGCCTGATATCGCCTGTTCCTCAAACCATATAATCTCATGGTCATGGTACTTGCGTTTGATAGCAAACTTCTGATTGTCAACGTCTTGTTTGTCGGTGCTAACTCTAACTAAAGCGCAACACTTTTTATCTCTCTGCATACAAACGCTCCGCTTTCTTTTGGTTCAATACATAGGTTACAGATACCTTGTCATCATTCTTGTAGGTCTTAATCTGATACCCTTTGGCCTTTAAGTTAAAGATAATTGATGACAGCCTGGTTGCTCTAAACATTGTGATAGCCTCCCAGGTTGTGATACTGCCATGAATCATCATGTGTTTAAGAACTTCTTTGGATTTATTGATTTTGTTTGGTAATGTCATTTTATTTCTCCTGGCTTACGCCTCTAAACTTGTTACCTGTTTACGACTGTAAACCTCTTGGTTACAGATGTCAACTCTTTAGATGTTCCACGTGAAACATTACGTGCTGGGTCATACATAGCACCGGTTGTAGTCTTCCAATCTTTGATGATATTGCCGTGAATATCTGTTGGATACTGTGCCATTTGTGCTAGTTTTTTTCTTTGCTCTTTTGTCATTTTCTTTCTCCTGGGGCCTCGCGACCCCGATTTTATTTCGTTAGTTATTTAAAAGTTTGTTAATTTCTGCGCCTTTCATATCGTGTTTTCTGATAAGTCTTGCAGCTGCTAATTGACTAACAAAAGGTATTTGTGCTTGATACAACTCAATTAAGATGTTTTTATTGCTGTCGAACTTGTCAAATATCTTCATTAAAGGACCCGGAGCAATCTTCTTGCCTCTCATTGGCTCGTAAGCCTGTCTGAGATTCTCAATCATTTGCGGGTTGAAGCTTTTTTCTTGTCTCATTTTATTTCTCCTAGTTTATTTCTCTTTGAGCCTCTCGCTCATAAGTATTAGACCATATTGGTTTACACTTGTCAACTATTTATTTTATTCTTTTTTATCTCTTCTATCTTTTTAGGGTTGCCTGTCCCGTACTTCTCTTTGATAGTGGCGATTTCTTTTTTGATACACATTAGCCATAAGCAATCATTCAGGGTTGTTAGGTCAACATCATCTACTAGACCCGTGTAATGTTCATGTAAATGTCTTAAAGAATTGATGCCAATATTGCTACACTTTTTTTGTATGGCCTTGGCCTGTCTTGTCTCAAAGATATCTATATCTCTCATCTCATTTGAACTTGTCATAACCGCCCTCCTTGGTTAGCCTTTCAAACTCTTTATAGAACCATTTGTAATTGTTGTCATATCTTTGTTTAATGGCCTCTTTCATGTAGTCATCCTCTTCAAGCTTCGGGTGCAATTCAGACAAAGACATCTTGACACCGCTTGGGCTTCCAGGATGTATCAAGAATAGTTTTATAAGTCCTGACCTGTAGTATTTTTTTAGTTTCATTTTATTTCTCCTACTTATAATCCTAAGCTTTTGTAAGTTTGCTCGTTCTCAAACGCTTGCTGTCTATCGTATTGGATTTCGCTGTCCCACTTTCTCTTGAAGTTAAGCGCTCTTTTCTCGCTAGCAAAATCCTTCTGGTCTAAGATTTGCTCATGTAGCTCGTCGCCAATTCTGTTGTATTGGATTTTGAAAACGTACCATCTGCCGTTTCCGCCACCGTTTTGTCTGATTTTAGTATCTTTGTATGCCATTTTGTTTCTCCTAGTTTATTTCTCGGAACGGTTAACGCCCGTTCACCATTGATATTACATACATGATTTGCTATTGTCAACACAAATATGCACACAGAGTGCATAAATGAAATAAAATATATAGAGAGGAAAGAAAATGAGTGATAAAACCAACCCAAACCACTACAAAGATAAGCCTATCCAGACTATCAAAGCTATCCAATCACAGCTGACACCTGATGAATTCATTGGGTATCTGAAAGGTTCAATGATTAAGTATGTATCCAGAGCGGGATTCAAACACCCAGGATATGACGGCATGAGAGAAGATATCAGCAAAGCGCATCAGATATCTGAATTTTTACTAGCCCACTTAACAGACCTGATTGGTGATAGAGATGACGGATAAACCAGACTACGGCAAAGGCTCAACTCCTGGGCATTTTTGTGTACTCCCGCAGCGCGCGGTGATTGACCTGCGCTTCAAACAACACCCGGCCGTATTTCGTGTTCTAGCGGCTTTAGGTAACTACACGTCCAGGCAGGGAGTTTGCTGGCCAAATCAGGCCACTATAGCTCGTGATTTGCACCTATGCCAATCGACTGTATCCAGACATATCAAGAAACTGATTGAGTGGGACTATATTCGATTCGCAAAGAAACATCCTGGATTGAAAGGCAATAAGTATTTCATGGTGTTCGACCCGGAAATCAAGGAAGCGGATGCGGTAGCAATAGCAACCGTACAGGATAGGTCCTTCAAGGAAAAGCCAGAGGTACCGAAGGGAGCATTAGGAGAGAAACCAAAGTCTGGGGATAAGATTGTGGATAACTTGAAGGGAGATAGGAAACCAGATAAGGCAGATATTCATTCAGGTACATATGTAGATATGCAGTCAGAGTACATACATAACAACATAACTAACAATGAATATATACCTATAGGGAAAAGTGTAATGAATAAGTTTGTACGAATGTCAGAACAACTGTATGGCCAAGTCAGAGTATTCGATGAAAGGCACGTACAGATTGTGGTACGTTGGCTTGAATCAGGAATCAAGGAAGAATACATATTGAAGAGAATCAGGGACGTTATGCTATGGAGAAGAGGTCAGGGTCTTGATAGTCCGAAGAGTATACAATTCTTCCAGGATGCAATCGTTAGGCCCAAGAAAGAAACCAAACAAGATAGGGCTACACAAATGCTGAAGAAGCTGGGACGTAGTATGAAATATAAACGGTAAAGGTTCGTATGCAGTTTATACACACGTACGGATTGTACAAAACGTGAACAATAAAAAACGACCCCTTTCCCCCCTACCCCTCTACGTATACTAGGGGGGGAGTTACACAATTTTTTGGTCATTTTTTCATGGTGTGTTAGAATATCCTTGAAGAAACACAATTCAGGAGAAGAAATATGAGTGGGCCTACCTATAGCAATAGAGAATTCAGATGTATGAAACCATTGAGAATAGACAAAGGACAGTCAGTAGTGATTGAAGTTTGGCCTGGTTCTGATTGGGACGATACGAAAGGATGCGCAATACCTGTTCCCGGAGCTAAAGACATCAAAGTCTACGAGAGAACCGACAATAAGGACAAGTATAACAAGGGCGAACAACTGCTTTTCATGCGAGTATTTGACAATGCCAAGCCAAAACAAACCCCGTTCTAAGAAGAAGGTTACAAAACCACCGCTAGACAGGTTTGGCGGTGTAAGGGTTGTACAGCGCAGAATCAAGAAGTCTGAGGTTATTGAGCAAAACAAAGAAGGTGTTGCACAAGAACTTATGGATGTTGCAAGAGCAAAGATAACTGACATAGTAGATTGGGACGCAAGCGGTATAGTGAGGGTTAGAAACCCTGAAGATATCTCTGAGGCATCAATCAAGGCTATAAAGAAAATCAGGATGACTTCTACCCAAGCTGGACCACAGGTTGAGATTGAGATGCACGATAAGGTAGCTGTGCTTAGAATATTAGCTAAAGCTGCTGGGCTATTGGAACAGCAAGAAGACATGGATAAACCAAGTGTTGTAGGAATTGTTATGCAAGGGCCTGAAGATAATGAGTTATGCGATAGCAAAGCTTAA